GTTTTTTGATTAGTCAAGAATGTTGTTCGGTGCGTCGCTCAATTTGTAAGCGCGTTTTGCAGCTTCGTGGGTGAAGGCAAGAGTGAAACCGTTCATGTCACCCAAAACCGTTCCAGTTCCTGCGGTTGAAGTAGAAAGGTCTGCTCCGTATTCGTATCCAACAGCCCACCAATTTCCATTAGTGTCTTCAACGAAAACAATCACGCGTGCTTGTGCAACTGATTGCAATTCCAAACGCTTTGCGCTTGATAATTTTTGCAACATTACGTTCACAGTCTGCGTATAAAATACCGTTCCGTTATCGCGGTTGAAGTTGATTGTTTCTTCAAACGATCCTGTTTGTGTTGGTAGTTCGTATGTGTACAAATCACCACTTGCAGGGCCGTTAATTGCAGTTACAATTTCGTTCGCGTCTAAAGTAAAAGACGTTACTTCTGTTTTGTCAACCAAAACGATTTTTTTGATACCACCGATGCCATCTTTGCAATCGAGTGTAAATCCTGTACTTAATACACAAGCCATATTATTAATTTTTTATTAGCACAAAAGAGGAGCGGTGTTTAAGCCGCTACCTCTTGTGCAAGGGTTAGAATGGTTGAGATTATGCAGAGTATTGGTAGAATGCGATTTCGTCACCGAATCCGTATTGTACACCTGCGAAGAAAGAAGCTGCAAAACGGACGTTGTCAGACAAGTCGTATTGGTACATATCCAAAACTGCTACGTTGTTCCATTGGTCTAACAAGTTAGTTCCGAACCAAAGGTTTGACTTTTGGTACATAGCCATTGTGTCGTCAGACATACCAGGACACTCGATGATGTCGTATTGTCCCTGCCAAGTCATCTTAACAGTTTCTCCTTGGTACAAGTAAGAACCACCGCCAAGACCTAAGATTGCAGTTCTGAAAGCCTCAGCAACATTTGAAGAAACCGCGATAACAGGCTTCTCAGTAGCACGACGAACGCGTGTTGGAAGTGTTAAGACAAGACGGTTCATTTCTTCGATTACGTTAGCAGAAGTGATAGCCTCTGGTGAAGAAACGTCAAGAACAGCAGCGTCAGCCAAGAACAAAGTCTCGAAACCTGCGTACTCACCTGCTGTTGCGTTAACACCTTGCCACATCAAACGCTCGTTGTTTGCTGCAACACCTGCCATTACGTTAGCAATTAATGCGTCAGTCAACGAAGCGTGAAGGAATCCATCTTGCTCAGACTTTGCTTCCCAATCTGCTAAGAAATCTTTCTTACAAAGTTGTCTGTGAACTTGGAATTTTTCAAGAACCAAGATACGCTCAGTAAGAGTAACAGTTCCTGTTGGAGTGAAGTCACAAGTAGCGTTAGCAAAAGTGATAGAATCAACTAATTTGCGAACAACTTGTTTGTACTCGATGTTTTCTTTGAAAGTAACCGCAGCCAAAGACTCGTTACTCAAGAATGCAGCGCGAATATATCCTGCTGCTTCACGACCTGCAAAGGTTGTGGTTAATGAAGTGGTAGTAGCCATTTTTTATTTGTGTTTTTTTTTATTTTTTAAGATTGAATAAATAACGTTCTTCTGCTGTCATTTTTGAATAAGACTTAGAAGGTGTTTGTTTTGCTTGCTTTACTTCTTTGATAGAAGACGCTGCAGGTTGTGCGCTTAATTTTGTTACTTCGCTTGAAAGGTTCTCGTTTGCTTTCTTGATGTCAGCAAGTTCGCTTTCTAACTTTGCAACCAACGACAAAAGTCCTTCAACTTCTGCGCTTAGTGATTCCTCAGCAACAACCTCAGAAGTTTGTTCTTCTTCGATTACTACTTCAACCTCTGGAGATTCTTCTTCTTCCATTGGCTTTAATTCGGTTACAACACCGTCAGCAACCACAACGATGATGCTTTCTGCTGTCTTGTATTCTCCGTCCGCCAAAACAACCTCGTTGCCGTCTGCGTCTTTTCCGAATACACGAACACCAGTTGCCCACGTGTCGCTGTCTGAATAGATACTTGTTCCGTCCTCTAAAATTGCTTCAACCATTTGCTTCACCTCAACAACCTCTTCG